GTCGTGAACTCGCCGCCGAAGCGCTCGCCCGTTCGCGAGTTGCCGTTGTAGGTGTTCTGCAGGCCGCCCGCGATGGTGGATTTCTTCGGGGTCTCGGTGTCGTTGAACACCAGGGCGCCGAGCACGTCGCCCAACGTGAACTCCTTGTACCAGTAGTAGTCGGGCAGTGAGGTCAGAAGCCTCTGCGCCTCGTCGCTCGAGAAGAGCTGGTTCTTGGAGTAGCTGTTGAAGTGCGAGTGGTAGAAGCCGTCGGGCATCTTGGGAACGTTCGAGTCCTCCAGACGGGCCACCGCCTGGCGGAACATGTCGAACGTGAACGTCGAGGTCGACAAGAGGCCGTCGACGGACAGCATGGTCGATGCCGGCCGCACGATGAACGAGCAGTCGTCCGACCAGACCGGATCACGCACGTCCAGTATCACGGTTTCCAGCACCGTCAGAACGCCGGGGCCCGTCTCGTCACCCGAGTACGTCGGGACGAACGAAACCGCGGTGGCGTCGTGGGTGGTGCTGCTGTGGCGGTAGTGGATCTTGAGCGGGTTGCTGGCCGAGATGGCCGAGAACTGCACGGGTGAGCCCGCCGACAGGTCGGGGCGGCGCGCGGTCGTGAGACCGTTCAACCGAGCGACCGTGATGGTGGTGCCGGACGCCTGCACTGCCGTGCAGACCGTCTGCCCACTCAGGCCGGCGTTGTAGAGGCGGTCACGCACGCAGCGGTTGAGCGACTGCGCGGCATGCAGGCCGAGCTGATGCACGTTGTTGGTGAACAGGTTGGCGATCGCCACGATGCTCGTCGGCATGCTGGTGTCGGGGCACCGACCGGCATACTGGTGGAGCTGCATGTTCCACTGCTCTTTTTCGTAGTCGATCGCTTCCGGCTCATCGCGCGGGTTCAGCGGGTTGGTCGTGGGGCTCATCAGGCCGTTCCCCGTGAAGACGAACTGATCGCCAGCCTGGCCGGGTTGCAACACCGGGGCCGCTTCGCCGCGGAACAGGTTGCGCGGGTACAGCGCGTCCTTCATCTCGCGGATGAGGGCGTTGTCTTGCACGAGGGCTCGAATCGTCGAATCTTGCTGAATGACTGAGAAGTCCATGGGTTCCTCTTTCTGTGTTGGTGATTCCTGCTAGCCCCCGTGCCCCTGCCTTACCCCAGCCCGGTCGATGCGCTGCGAAGGCCCTTGTTGCGCTTGTAGGCTTCAAACTGCTGCTTCGTCATCGACATGACGTCGACCTTGCCGGCTGCGCCGGCTGCCGCGGCGGTGGCGCCTGGCCTGGGCGCCGTGTGCGATCCTGGGATAGCCCCGGTGGTTCCTGTGGTCGCAGGGACCGTGACTTCTCCGAAAAGGTGCGGGTGCTTCTCGCGAAGGCCGTCGAAATACGCCCTCTCGTCGAGCTTCGCCAACTCCTCTTCGCTCTTCCCTTCCTGCGCCCGAAGGTACAGGGTGATTGCGTAGTCGGTATCTCGGATGCCGCACCCGAATGCGATGCGCTCCAGATTGGCCTTGGCCTCAATGGCGTTGGCCCGGTTTTCTGCCTTGCGCCTGCGCTGCTTTTCGATCGTCAGTGCCCGTTCCTGCTGTTCCTGCGCGCGCTTCCACTTGGTCCGATCCTGCTCGTACTTCGCCATGGCCTGACGGTCATTGCGATTCTTGGGCGGGAGCGGAGGCTGTTCGGTCGTCGCGGGATCCGCTGGCGGCTGGGTCTGTGGTCGACCCTTGGGCGCTACCCGCGAGGCATCCAGGTGCTGGAGCATGGCCGCGTGGTTAGCGAAGCCTCGTTCCGTTGCCTGTTTGTCCAGTTCGGCCTGAAGCGCCAGTCTTCCCTTCGTCTCTGCCTTCTTCAATCGCTCGGAGAAGACACGACTCGGGAGAACGACGTTCTTGCCTTGCTGTGCGGGTTGTTCCGCCGGTGTCGGCGGGACCACTGCTGGGGTTTGGGTGGGCGGTGGATTTGCTGCTGGTGTCTCTACTGCTACTGGCTCTGGCATGACTCGCTCCTTGTGGGGCTACTCGTTTTCGTCGCGGTCATCCGGCTGTATCGTCGCCGTCGTCACGAGTGACGACTTCAACGGGCGGGCGCTCGCAAGTATTCGAGTCACGTTGTGCGGGACAGAGGCGCCCTCGGTAAATCCGAGGCTGGCGTGTGTCCCGCGAAGATTCATTGTTTCAATCGCTTCGGCGACTACTCCGACGTGGGGCGCAGAAGGCACGAGACCTTCTGCGACAGGTCGCTCTTGGCGTAGATCACGTCGCACGCCGTGACGGCGTCGACGATCGCAAACGTCAGGTTGACGCCGCCGTCCCAGTACACTTCACCAGTTTGGGGCGCGCGGTTGGAGTTGCGAGTGATCGTCTTCACGCCCGTGGTGGTGCCCGCGGTCGCGTTGACGGTGATGAGACCGTTGGTGGTCGGAGCTTGGGCCAGTGCCACGGCGACACCGGTTCCGGGCGTCACGCTGATGCCCGTTTGTGTCGCGCCGCCGATAGTCCCGGCGATGTTGATGGTCGCCATCTCGGAGCGCAGAGCGCTGATGTCGACCACGGCCGCGTTCTGCTTGGTCGCAATGGCGCTGATGTCCACCACGGCCGCGTCCAGCTTGGCCTTGACGGCGATGAGGTCGGTCACCGCCGCGTTGACCTGAGTCTTGAGGCTGTTCACCAGCGCGGCCACGAGGGATTGATCAGGGGATGCGTAGGCGGCGGAAGCGGGGCTCACCGCAGTGGCAGCCGAGACTCCGGTAGCCGTGATGGTCGTGACGCCAGTGGCGGTCGGGGTGATGGCGCCCGTGGCCGTCACGGCCGAGATGGTCGCGTTGGCGTTGCGGGTATCGAGCAAGATCGACAGGATGTCGCCCAGAGGCGCCTTGACAATGGCGTCCGACGCCACGCCGAGCTTGGTGCTGTTCAGGTTGTCGCGGACGGTGCTGACTTTCGTGGTCGTGCTGGACATGTGAGATTTCTCCTCAGTGGTTTGGGTTCCCCGTCGCGACTAGTCGGTGCCGCCCGAGGTCGGTTTGAACGGCAAGGGCCGCTCCTTCAGCGGCATGGCCGTGGAAGCTGTGTCGGTGCTCGGCTCTTCGCTCTTGGGAGAGCCGTGAGTGGCGTCGTATTCCTTGATCGGATCGCGGTTCTCAGACATTTGGATCTCCTCGTTACTTGCTGCGCTTCGCGAACGGCAAACGACGCTCGCTCGCTGGCTTGGTGCTGCCGGGCAATGGTTTCTCAACTTGTGCCGTCGCGGATGCGCCCGGCCCGACCGGATGACCGTCGGGAGCCGCGTGCTGGACGTCCGACTGAATCCTCGACCCCGAAAGCGCCATCGCGCGACGACGGCCAGGAGACAGGGAACTCTGGTTCAGGCTCATGTGCGTTTCCTTTCGGGGGCCACGAAAATCGGCTTGTTCCGCGGATAGCCCGGAATGGTCGACGACAACGCCTGGGGCTTGACGACAATCTTGGCGTCGGGCCCCTTGCCCTCGACCTTCAGGCCGCTCTCAGGCGCGGAATTCTCTTCGCCGTCCGGTTCCTGGAGAAATCGTGGGTCAGCCTGAGTGGCCGTTCGCGACAAGTCACTGTTGACCGTCCCGATGGCCGACTCGGCCTGTGGCCGCTTGAGGTTGCTCGGCATCACTCGGCCTCGGCCTCGCTGGGGTCTTCCTCTTCAGCTCCGCCCTCATCGCCAGCGGCTTCGTCACCGCCCTCGGCAGCGCCCTCTTCCTCATCGACCGCCTCACCCCCGCCTTCCTCCTGCTGCTTGCGAACCGCGCGGCACCAGCCGACGAACCCGTCGACGTCTTCGAGATCAAGCTCTTCGCCGAGCTTACGGAAATCCTTCTTGCCCGCTTCCTCGGTCCATGCGCAGAAGGCGTGGATCTTGTCGGCGTCGACTTCCTCTTCGAGTTGCTCGACGCCCGCCTTGGGCTGTGCATCGGTGCCCGTGCGGAACTCGTCGATGATCTCGTTGATGGTGGCGACCGCCGCCTTCAGGTCGGCCGCGACGGTCTCGACGGTGGCTTCTTCGTCGGAGCCTTCGTCGCCCGCCTCTTCCTCGTCACCGCCAGCTTCTTCGTCCGCCGTGCCTTCTGACTGGTCCTCCTCGTCGTCGTCCGCCTGGGGAATCGACGTCTGGGAGTCTTTCATCAAGTCCTTGAGCTTTCGCGGATCTACAGCGCTGGTCATGGTCGTGTACACCAAAGGAACCACGACCGAAAAAGAGCGTCAACAAATCGGCGAGTGATTGCAGGCAGTTAGGCGACATTCGCTCATGTGCCACTTGAACAACTTCACGGGGTTACGATGCGCACCGCTTTACAAACGTAGAAACGACGTATAACGTAGCGTCTCGCATGGCCACCAACACGCCGCCTGCCGCCGTCATTCGCGCCGCGAGAACGCTTGAACGCTACGAGGTACGCGAGCTGCTGAGGGTCGCGCCCAACCGGGATGCCAGCCTCGCGGGACCGGCCCGGCTACTCGACGCGATCAGGGCCTGGCGCGCGGTGTTTGATCCGCCGAAGACGAAGCGGTTCACCATGGTCGAGTTGAACAAAGCCGTGGCTGCGCTTCGCCAGCACAACATCAAGACCAACACCACCGGCGACTACCTGATACCGATCCACCCGTCGAATGCCAAGGCCGTCGCTATTATGTGGAAGAGAGCCGCGAAGAAGCTGCGGATGCCTTGACCTCGCGCCAAGCCTTCCATCTGGCCCGGGCCGCCTTGCGCGCGC